TCATTAAAACCAATAATATCCTTTTAGGAGGCTATTAGTATCCTGTATAGGGTACACACAGCAATTCTTAACAAAAATCATTAAAACCAATAATATCCTTTTAGGAGGCTATTAGTATCCTGTATAGGATACACACAGCAATTCTTAACAAAAATCATTAAAACCAATTTAATTTATTTTTTTATATAAATAATATTATATATATATATATACATTATAATGACGAAAGATGATTCTTTATTTCCTTTAATAAAATTATGGAATAATTTAAAAAAAAAGTTTGTAAAAAATAAAAAGAAAATAACATCAGATAATATAAATGATATATTAATTACAAAATCAGCGAATAATATATATGACATTAAAAATGTTAATAATATTTTTAAGAAAAATAATTCATTTAGTATTAAAACGACTTAAATATCATCCCAGCTTATTTAAAATTATATCTTTCGCGATATTTTAAATACTGAATTCTATTTTCCTTATTATTAATAATAAATTTATAATCACAATTTGTAGTAGGATAATATGTATTTTTATAAATATTATTATCTTGCTTTAATTCGTTTTTAATATTATTATCATCTTTATTATTATTTAAATAATATGTAATATTTGGACAGCTTACGCATCTTGAAAGTTTCATTCTTGTATTTTTATCGGCTATTTCAAAAGCAAGAGCAACAGAAAGCATTTCCATAAATAGGGTAAGGTAATTTTTGATGGTCATTATTATAATAATTATATATGAGATGGTATATATCAATTTTTATTATTTTTCCTTAAATATTTTTAGTTTTTAATATAATATCTTGTAATACTTTGTATTCTTCTAAATTCATAATCCCCATTTTCGTATTACAAGTTTTACATATAGGCATTAGGTTTTCAAAAGTCTCATTGCCACCCAGCGAATGTGCTATAATATGGCCGCATTCCATTTCTTTAAAATGTAATTCGTTATTACATGTATAACAATAACCTTTATCGCAAATATTCAAATTAAACTTTTTCCACACTTTTTCTCTAAGTTCCCCTTTAATATTTGCCCGCTTTTTCTTATTTATGATATTGTTTAAATGCGATGTTCCTACTTCATTAATATTTAAATCATTAAGCAATAAATATAAGGAAAAATCTAACCATTCAAAATTATTAAATATACCTAAATAACATGGATTACAATTCTCTTTTTGCGATTTTTTTAAACATCTTGAATATTTATTATCTTGAATTATCTGCTCGCTTGATTTTAGCTCAAGAAAATCATTAACACTTATTATAACATCATATAAATTTTTAATAGTTTTCTTAGAAGTTTCTAATTTTTCTTTGATATTTCGCGATCTAATATTCATAATAAGTTTTTTCATGGAAATGTTAGGACATCTTGCCTCATCTTTATCATCGCATATATATGCTTTCGTAAAATTATTTAAAAGCATTTGACATAAATCTCTTTCGTAATTAATAATATTTCCTACAGGCTCAATGGGTGAATGTTTATTTATTTTAGTAAAATAATCTTCAACATCATTATAGTTATCCACGTTATAAATTACAATAGGCACAATAACATTATTAATATTATATCCTTCTTTTTCTAAGCGTGAAAAAACCTCTATTCTATGCTGTCCGTCCAATAAATAACCCGTGTTTTCAGATTTAATCATCGCAATAGTAAAACTCTGTAAAATTGAAAACACTTTATATTTTTCATATTCTATCTTCTGGTCCTTTACCATTTCTTCAATATGTTTATTGTCTATTAATCTCTGTAACTCCGGTGTTTTATATTTATTAATAATATTTACAATTTTTTCAAATTTTACTTCTGTGCGTTTTGCTAACATAATTATTTTTATATTCGTTTATTTATGTTAGTATATTCTTATATATTCTTAGTATAATTATTAAATGTAACATTATTATAGAATATGGATAAACTTTCAAAGGAAGCACAATGTATTAGAAATACAGCAACGTGGGCACATGTCAAACCTACTCATAAATTTGATTCGTCTAAATTTAATAAAAATGAGGTTTTAAACGATTTACCAATTATGTCTCCTAAAATTCACGCAATGTTAAATAAAATAAAGGAATTAGACGCCGAAGATATGAATAAAGACGGCAAATATTATAAACATATAATATATAGTGATGTAGCGGGGACAAATGGGGCTAAAATGGTAGCTTCTTCTATGATAGCAAACGATTATGTATTAACTTATAATAATGGAAAATTTTTAAATAATTTGCCAAAAACAAATAACACATTTGGTTTATTAACAACTACAGTAATTAATAAAAAACCTATGTCTGTTAATCTTAAAAAAACTATAATTAATACTATGAATGAACGACCTAAAAATATAAATGGTGAAAAAATGCGTTTTCTAATATTGGATTCTGGGTTTAAAGAAGGGATAGATGTATATGATGTTAAATACATGCATATATTAGAACCATTAATAACAAAAGCAGAAACAACGCAAGTAATTGGTAGAGGAACGAGATTTTGCGGACAAGCTGGATTACCTTTCATACCAAATAAAGGATGGGTATTAAATGTTTATAGATATAATATTAATTATAATGATAACATGAACGTTCATGAATTATTTATTAAACATAGCAATCAGAATATTAGTGCCCTTAATTTTACAGCAGATATAGAAGATATTATGGCTGCTTCTTCTGTTGATATGCCTCTAACCGAAAATATCCATACCGCTATATTTAAAAATAATAGGTTTTATAATTTTATAAATAACTTAATTGATAATAATAATAAAAAAGGTAAATATACAAAAAAAAAGGATTTAATTAAAGTATATAGCAAAATAAGAGGAAAATTATTTACAAATGAAAAAAAAATAGATTGTAAGAAAAAATGTAAAGATGTTTTTGAAGAATACGAAGATGCTGCGGCAATATTATTGACAGCTGTAATTTTTGATGTTAATAATATAGAACATGAATATTTAGTTAAAAAAGGTAAAAAAATTATGCTTAAAAAGTATAATGACATATATTTAACATCCGGAAAATTAGAAAAAACTTTAAGAGAAAAACATGCTAAAACAATTTTATGTAATTATCTTGATAAGCGAAAAAGTTTTTGTGACGCCGTTAATAAAATATGGTTAAGACCTATATATATGTTTAAAATATACGGAAAACAAATTTTAGAGCATTTAGAAAATTATAAAAATTCTAAAAAAATTACAGAACTTAACTATTCTTACGTTCTTAATTTTATTCAAAAATATAGTGGCAAAGTAACACCAAATATAATATATCCTGAACCACCTATTATAAAATTAAAATATTTAGATTTATATGATTATATTATTAAACATTATGGCGCATTCAAATGGAATAATTTAGAAATAAAAAATAAATGTATTGATGAAGACGAAGATGAAGAAGCAAAAAATATACAAAAAAAACCTGATAAAAATGGTGACATTATAACATTTTCTAATACTCAATTATTCGTTCAAAATTATCTAACACCAAGCTCTCCCTTTAAAGGACTTCTATTATATCATAGTGTGGGCTCTGGAAAAACATGCTCCGCTATCGCAACCGCAACTAAAAGTTTTGACAAAGAAAATTATACTATTCTATGGGTTACAAGGCATACATTAAAAGAAGATATATGGAAAAATATGTTTGAAAAAATATGTAATATTAAAATACGCGAAATGGTAGCAAATGGCGCTAAAATACCACGTAAAAAAGCAGACCAAATGGCTTTATTGGGTAAAAATTGGTTACCACCTATTTCCTATAAACAATTTACTAATTTAATAAAAGGAAAAAATAAATATTATGATGAAATGGTTAAACGTAATGGTAAGGAAGACCCTTTCAAAAATACATTGGTTATTATTGATGAAATACATAAAATTTACAGCAATACATTAGCCAAACTTGAAAAACCCGACCCTAAAATTTTAAGCGATATGATACAAAAATCTTATACTATTTCTCAAAAAAATTCGGTTAGATTATTACTAATGACGGCTACACCCATAACTGAAGATCCTTTAAGTGCCATTAAGATATTAAATTTATTATTAGAAGGGGATGATAGATTTACTGAAGATTTTGAAGAGTTTAAATCTTCTTATTGTAATGAAAATGGTTTGATATCTGACGTTGGTACATTATATATTATAAACAAAATTACTGGATTAATTAGCTTTATTGATAGAGGGGCTGATATCAGTCAATTCGCATATCCCGTAATAAATGATGTAATTTTAAATATTAAAAGCGATGATAGTAGTCTAAATAAAAAGAAGGATGAAGCAAATGAACGAATGATAATATTAGATAATGCCATAGAAGATTTAACGCAAAAAATTGCCAATAAAAAAGAATATACTAAGGAAGATTTATTGCTTTTTAAAGAAGAATTAAATCAATTAAAAAAAGAGAAAAAACTACTTGAAAAAGAATTAAAAAATATTATTATTTTAGAAAAAGAACCTAAAAATGTTATAGATCATATTAATAATTGTTTTACTAAAAACTCAAATATTAAAAAGGTTAAAACCGATTTATTATAAAATATTCCGTTTTAGTGCGTAATTATTTATAGAACAATTTTAAAAAATCTTAATAGATATGCTATTATTATATTCTATTGTAGTTACATTAGTTTTGTTTGGAATATATCATTATTTAGACAGAAAAAACAGCGATGACGCAGATGTCAAGGAATATAACATATATAATGAATTATTAACTTTCAAAAATATTATAGTTGTTATTATAATATTTATATTTATATTTTCATTATTATATGTTGCTTTTGACGACGGGTCAACATTATCATCAGCATTAAGTATTTTTGATAACGAATATACAAACTTAAATATATTAAATAAAAGTAATATTTTAGATAAAGATTTATTGAAAAAATGTAATGAGCCTATGAAGGCTGGTTTTGAACCATATAATAGCAATAGCTCTGCTTCTTCTTCGGCCTCTTCTTCAGTGGCTTCTTCTGATTCTTCAGATATTTCTTCTTCAGAAGACTAATTAATAATAATTTCTGAAAAAGAGTACATAATCTTTATTTTTCTACAATTTTCTATTTTTTTATAATTTTATAATATTTTAAAGATTATGTACTCTTTTATTTAATTAACTAAAAAATTGATTTATTA